TGAGAGGAAAAGATGATGAATTTGAAGAATGGGGTTCTTCTATACATACTTGGAGAGCTAATCCTTTACTATCTGAAAAAGATGTTATGGAAGCTAAAAGAACTTCTACAAGAGCATTATTTGCCCAAGAATATGAATGTGAGTGGACTACTACAGAAGCACAAATATATGAGTATCTAGATGAAACAAAACATATTGATGATTATGCAGAAGATAGGTACCTGGAGATTATCGCAGGACTTGATGTTGGGTACAGAGATGAGAATGTATTTGTTGTTATAGGCTATGACGGTCAATCTTACTATATTCTGGATGAGTATATATCTAAAGAGTCTACTACTTCTGAACTGGCTTCAGCAATACAAGAACAAATAGATAAATGGAATATAGAAACTATATACATAGATTCAGCAGCTCAGCAAGTAAAAGCTGATTTTGCCTATGACTATGATATATATTGTGAAAATGCTATTAAGTCTGTTAATGATGGTATATCTTGCCTACAATCACTAATAGAGAATGATAATTTACATTTTGATACTATGGGAGGAAAACATACTTACTCTGCTATGACCTCTTATAGATGGAATCCTAATACTGAAAATCCTAAACCAATCCATGATTGGACTTCTCATCCAAGTGACTCTGTTAGATATGCTATATACACACACTCTAAAATGAGTGGTGTATCTATCTATGCGTGATATACGATTAATAATATTAAACTATAAAAGAAAAAATAATGTAGATAATATAGCTAGAACATATAAGACCCTAATGCCCGTAACAATAGTTAATAATAATCCTGATGATCCTTTTCCTTATTTAGGTAATGGTGTAGATGTTATAAATAATGAAAAAAATTGGTTGTGTATGGAGAGATGGGTTCGTTGTTTTGATTATGATGAACCTTATAAACTAATTGTAGATGATGATCTTATGCCTCATCCTAGCCTAGTTAAAAAAATGTATGATAAACAGTTACCCATAGTAGGTGTCTATGGAAAATCAGGAGTAGAAACTGCTAATTCGTATCAAGAATTAACTGATCATTGGAATGAGGATTCTAAAGTAGACTTTATAGTGGGTGCTGTAACTTTAGTCAAACAATCTGCCTTAGATCTAGCAAAAAAAGATATAGATAAAATAGGATACCCTAAACGCGGAGATGATATAATTGTATCTTACTTACTTAAGAAGTATTTAAATTTAAAATATCTTGACACAGTTGGTGGGAAAGTGTTAAACTTACCAGAAGACGATGTAGGATTGAATACAGATAAAGAACATTATAATATGAGGTGGGACGTAGTTGAGCGATTTAAAAAGATTTCCAATTAAGTATATACGAGATTATATTAAGAAAGATTATAAAACTAGAGAAGATTGCTATATCTGTAGTAGTAAAACTAAATTAGAGCTGCATCATTTATACAGTGTAAGTGAATTGTTCGGTAAATGGTGCGATAAGAACAGCATAAAAGATGTGACTAGTGTTGAAAAAATTAAAGAATTGAGAGTTATTTTTGCAAAAGATTGTGAAGATGATCTAAGTCATAAAAATTTGTTTACGTTGTGCTCTAAGCACCATAAACAATTACATAGTATATACGGGCAAACTTATTCTAACCATTTAGCGTCTAAAATTAAAAATTGGTTAGATATACAAAGGACAAAAAATGGCAGAGGATAAAATGGGTTTTAGAGAGTGGGTAGCTGAAAAGCTTAATCCAGCACAGCCGTCTGTTGCTGCTTTAGAGCCTTATGCTTCTCCAGAAACAATTGTTGATTTTGAACAAGCATACAGAGAAATTGAAGTTGTTCATCGCTCTGTTGAGATGATTATTAATGCATGCGTTGAGATACCTTTTAAAGTTGAGGGACAAAGTCCTGCTAAAAAAGTAAATAAACTACTTAATATAAAACCTAATCCGTTTGAAGATAGAGTAAGATTCTTTAGAAGAGCTTTTTTAGATTTTATGTTAGATGGTAATGCTTTCTTTTATTATGACGGTAATGATATTTATTTACTACCTGCAAATGACGTAGAAGTAGTTCCTGATCCAATAACTTTTGTAAATCATTATAACTATTTAATAGCTAATCAACAAAGTAATGATTCTTTCTTTGCAGGAAGAAAACAAACTAGAAAAGCAGAAGCTATTCAGTTTAGTCCTGATGAAATTATACACGTAATGGCTGAGAATGATCAATCTATTTTTAGAGGTACATCTAAACTTAAGTCTATGCTTAAACTAATGGAACTTTACTATTATATGATTAAGTTTCAGAGACAGTTCTTTAAAAATAATGCTTTACCAGGATTTGTATTATCTACAGATAATATACTTTCTCAAAGAGTAAAGCAAAGGTTACTTGAAGCATGGCGTTCTACCTATAGTACTATTTTTGATGGTGGTCGTAATCCTGCTATTCTGGATGGTGGTCTTAAAATTGATCCTTTCTCTGCTGTAAGTTTTGATAAGTTAGACTTTGAAAACTCTATAGAACGCATACAAATGGATATGGCTAAAGCACTAGGTGTTCCTTATGTTTTACTTAAATCAGGTAATAACGCAAATATAGATGCAAATCAAAAATTATTCTATTTACAAACTATACTGCCTATGTTAAATCAGTTTGGAAGTGCATTTTCACACTTCTTTAATAATGGTGTAACAATAAGACCAGATAGATTAGTAGTACCCGCGCTACAACCAGATAATAGGACACAAGCTATTTATTATTCTACTCTGGTTAATACAGGAATCATAACCCCAAATGAGGCTCGTGAGGGATTAAAATTTCCAAAATTAGAAGATAATGATACTATAAGAGTACCACAAAATATAACAGGTAGTGCAACAGATGCTACCCAAGGTGGAAGACCCGATGAAGGGGATTCTACAATCGAGGAAGAAACAAATGACTAATAAAACATTATATCTAAACAGTTCCTTCGAAACAAAAGCCTTAAAAAAAGGATCAAAAACTCTCAAAATAGCTGGGTATGCAAATACCACTGCCAAAGATCGTTCTGGTGATGTAGTCACTGCTGAAGCGTGGGCTAAAGGTGTAGAGAATTTTAGAAGAAATCCTGTAATGCTTTATCAACATAAGCACGATGCACCTATTGGTCGTATTGATAAGATCCAAGTTGATAAAAAAGGTATATTTGTTGAAGGTTCTGTAAGCGATGCTGCTGAAAAGCTTCATGGTATTCAAACTCTAATCAAAGATGGAGCTTTAAAAAGCTTTTCAGTAGGTTTTAGAGTAAAAGATGGGAAATACAATAGAGAAGATGATTCTATGACTATTACTGATGTAGAGTTACTAGAAATTTCTGTAGTAAGTGTTCCCTGTAATCAAGACTCTCTTTTCTCTATACGTAAGAGTTTTGACAATGATCAAGATTATAAAGAATTTGTTACATCAATAGATGCAGACGTATCTGAGGATGAACAAAAGATGATGAATGAAGTTACTGCTGGTATTACCAGTGTAGTGGGTGGTCATTATCACACTGTTGAATTAGATGCAAGCAATAATGGGGTGACTACTTACGCCTCTCATATGTCTAATCATGCACACCGCATTCTCAACGGTGTTGTGCAAAGTGCGGGGGAACCTCCACATACGCATGATATTACTATGATGGGTGTGCCAATTCTTAACATGGAGTCAGAGGAAATCGTAAGTGAACGTCCTCTATCTCCAACAGAGGAGGAAGCAATGTCTCAAGCAAAAGACACTATTGAAGATATTGACGAAAAGACTGAATTAGAGGTAGAAATCAAAACTGAAGTCGAAGAGTCAATTGAAGTAAAAGCTGAGTCTGATATTGAAGAAAAAGCAGAAGAAATTGAAGTAAAAGAAGAAGAGGAAGAAGAAATTGTTATCAGAGATGCTAATGAAGAAATTCCAATGATTAACTTACTTTCGGTAGATACTGAAAATCTTCAACATAATGATTTAGTAAACTATAACGAAAAAATGTTTAGGGTAGTTAAACTCGCAACCGCCCAAAGCCCAATCTTTAAGTTTTTAGAGATTGACTCTAATGGAAAAGACTGTGATAATGTTCTTAATGTGAATGCAGACGAACTTTCTTCACCAGTCGAAACCAAAACACAAATCGGTGAAGACAAGGATTCTAACGAAAGTCTGACTAAAGAGCTTCACAATAATTCTGATAAGGAGAATGAACCCATGGCTGATCAAGTCGTAGATACAATTAATCTCGAGACTCTCAAAGAAGAGGCAAATATCGAGACTAAGGCGGCACCTGTCGCAACCGTGTCTGAGCCTCAAGTTGCCCAACTAGTTGAAAAAACTGGCGAAGCTATTATTAAAGAGTCAGACGCACAAGAAAAAGCTGTTACTGTTCGTGAAAACGAAGAGCTGGCAGAACTAAAATCCCAAATGGCTAAGTACCAAGATGAGATTAAGGCATTGCAAACATCTAAAATGCAATTCCAAGAAAACTCACGTAGTACTGCTCAATCGCAGTTTAGCGAGAAAGAAATGGCTAATGCTGTTATGCTTTCCAAAATGCTTAACAAGCGTGATGTGTTCGATACCAATTTAGGTTCGCGCATGAAAGCCGTTACTACTGTAGATCAGTTCTTGAGTAACTTCTCAAGCAATATCTATACTGAGATGGAGCAACAGCTTATTATTGCCCCAATGTTTAATCGTATGGCGGTAGACGCTCGTAACTTCAGAGTACCAGTTGCTGATGAAGATACTGATGGTGATGTCGCAATGTTCCAGTCTGGAACTTTTGCTACAGGCATTAACGATCAAGCACAGGTTCCTACTAGTAACCAGAACGTAATTAAATCTGTGGACTTTACTCCCCATAAATTTATGGCTACTACTCACCTTGCTAAAGACGAAGAAGAAGATACAGTTCTTCCTCTGATTGATTTCCTGCGTGCCGCAGCAACTCGTCGTCTTGCTCGTTCGATTGATAAATCTATCCTTCGTGGTTCTGGCGCTGTTGCTGGCTTTAATGCCAACCCTGCTGCTGCAATTACTCGTGGTGGATCTAATCCTTCTGTAATTACTGGTATATGTACTATGGCTGCTGCTGTTGGTGCACTTGCTACTACTACTGGTGGTCTTAATGCTGATATTGCTCCTGCACATATCGCAGCTGCACGTTCGATATTGGGTAAGTATGGTCTACAACTAGGTAATGATCTCGTATTTGTTACTTCTATTGAAGGCTATAATGCTCTAGTATCAAATAGTGATTTCAGAACTGTTGATAACTTTGGTGCTAATGCTACATATCTCACAGGTTCGGTCGGTGCTGTTTACGGTATTCCAATCGCTATCTCTGAGTTTATGGACACTAAAGGTGCCGTAGGTAGTCATCAGGGTGTAATGATCTATAAGCCTGGCTTTATGATTGCAGAACGCCGTGGTATTGAAATTGAATCTGAGTATGAACCACGTCAGCAGGTAACTGCTATGTATATGTCAACTCGTTTCGACTTTAAAGCACTTACAACTAACGCTGCTGCTGCCCTGGATGCTACTAAGTATTCTTATGCTGTCAACGTTAATAACTAAGTTTAACTTAACATTGTTATAAGAAAATGGGGGGAGGCGGTCAGCCTCCCCTTCTATGTTTAAAGAGGTAAAAAAATGGATATATCTATAATTCCAGATTATATTAAAACAAAAGAAGAAGTCGTAACATGGCTTCATAGACATGGTTGGGGTAATTACCAAGCCCAACAACTAGCTGCTAAATGGGATGAAGGAATACCTCTCCCAGCTTCTATATTAGGAATACCCAAAACTTTAGAAGAAACAAAGAAAACAAAAGTATCAGCTGCTCCTACTAAGAAAGTTGTTGTAGCACCTGTTAAAAAAATATAACTAGTTTAATACTAGAAAGGACACATTATGGTAGACAGACTACAACAGAATTTAGGTAAATATCCGTTTGTTACTTTAGCTGATGTTAAAGATTATTTATCTATATCTAGTACTACTCAGGATGGTCGTATATCTAATACAATACTTTATGCTACAGGTATGGTAGAACACTATATAGGCCAAGAGATACTAGCTAATGATTATGTAGAAATTTTTGATGGAGGTAAAACCTCTGTTATGACTTCTAGACTACCCCTAAGTAATGTGCACTTAGTTTCTGAATATGATGGTACTGATGAGCATATACTTAATGATCCTACTTCTATAGGTAGACCTTTAGATACTGAAGGCGAAACTTTGACTGTAGCATTTAACGGTCAAACAAACATTAATACTAGAGTAAAACGTTTTGGTAAATCATCTGTACAGTTTGTTGCTACAGCAGATAATTTAGAAGCCAGTACTGTAATCGATGATTTACAGTTTGAAGATGGTGACTTTACTATAGAAGCTTTTATTAGACAAGATACTGCTGATATAGGCGCTTTAGATATATTTACTATATATGATGATTCTACAAATTATTTACAGCTTAAGTTTGCTGATTCTAACGGTCTAAGAATAGAATCAAGAAGAGGCGGCACAACTGTTGCTGCTACAGGAATATCTGAAGCAGGCAGAACTACTTCTAATTATGCACCTAGAGAATTTTGTCATGTTGCAGCTTCTTTTGATAATCAAGCACAAAAAATGAGATTATTTTTAAACGGTAACCTAATACAAGATACAGCTTTTGCTGCTAGTAACAATAGTTTTACTAGTAATGTAG